CGAGGAAGTAGAAGTCACTGTAAAAAGTGAGGATGGCTCAGATACCAAAATCAAGGTAACCAAAGACGAGCTAATCAAAGGTTATCAACGCCAAGCCGACTACACGCGCAAAACGCAAGGGTTGGTAGAGCGCGAAAACCAAGCGGTACAAGTGTTTCACCAGAAGCACTCAGAACTACGCAACGACTATTTGCAACGTGCTGAATTTGCAACTCAAGCAATCGCGCAGTTAGCTGGTTTCCGTAGTGATGTTGAAATGGCGCAACTCGCCGCCCAAGACCCCGCGCAATGGGTTCAAGAAAATCAGCGTCAAAATCAAATCCGTCAAATACTCGGAACGCTAGAGCAGCAAACTCAAGCTGAGAGGATGAACGCGGCACAGCAGAGCCAACAATGGAACGAATCTCAACTAAAAATGGTTAAGGAACGTTCATGGGTTGAACTGCAAAAAGACGGCTTTGACAAACCAATGCTGCAAAAGACATACGAAAGCGTTATGAAGAACTACGGTTATGAGCCTAAAGACTTCGCTAATGTGACTGACTATCGGTTAGTTCGCATGATGGCAGACGCTACAAAATACCGTGAGTTGAAATCCAAAGCCCCAGCGGTAACGCAACAGGCTAAGGCAGCGCCACGGGTGCAAAGTAAACAAACACAATCCGCTAATGAGCGCATTCGCCCTGAGTTAGAGCGTAAATTCTCAAACAAAACAGCGAAGTTAAGCGACTTAGCAGCCTATTTATCTTAAAAGGAAAATATCATGGCAGTCCCATCAAACCTATATCAGAAGGCCGCCCTCAAGGGTAACCGTGAAGACCTGATTGACAAAATCTTCAACACATCACCAACTGAAACGCCTTTGACTAGTGCGTTTGGTCGTGCAACAGCAATTACAGACTTTCACGAATGGCAACGTGACAGCTTGGCGGCGGCTAATGCTGGTAACAAAATGATTGACGGTGACGACGCTACTTTGCAGGCTCAAACGCCTACAGAACGTGTCGGTAATCACCTGCAAATCTTTAACGGTACAGTTGGCGTATCTCGTCGTGCAAACATCGTGAAAAAGGCAGGTCGTGCTACTGAGATGAAATATCTTCGTGGCAAGAAAATGCTTGAAATGAAGCGCGACATTGAGGCAATGGTGTTGTCTAGCCAAGCGGCTATCGCAGCTACTACTTCAATTGCGGGTCAATCTGCTGGCTTGGGTACACAGTTGTACTTGAACACGTCTCACGGTGCGGGTGGCTCTACAGCGGCTTGGACTTCTGGCGCGGCTTTGACAGCTCCTACAGCTGGTACGGCTCGCGCATTTGCTAAAGCCCAGTTGGACGCAGTGTGTCAATCTATCTACACCAATAGCGGCGCTTTTGCTGAAATGGTTGTTGTGTCTCCGTCTCATAAGGTCGGATTCTCTGCCTTCACAGGTATTGCACAAAACCGTTTTGAAGTTAAAGGCAAGCAACAAGGCGCGGTGGTTGGTGGTGCTGACGTGTATATGTCAGACTTTGGCGCGTTGACGATTGTTCCTCACTACTTGTTAGTGGGTTCTACAAATGCATACGTGCTAAATACTGATTACCTTGACTTGGCATTCTTGGACGGCTTTGTTGAACAAGACCTTGCCAAGACTGGTGACAGTGAGAAAATCTTGATTACTGCTGACTGTGCGTTGACTGTACGTGCATCTGCGGCACAAGGCAAAATCGCTGATTTGACACCTTAAACCTGAGTAGCTTTTAAGCCGATGGGGTGAAATGCCCCTCTTAATTTATAGGTGAACCATGCTAGACAATACGCACGAATCATTTAAGCTAGACGAAGGCACTGACCGATACGGTGTCCACACTGAGTTAATTTTTGAAGGTGGCGACGTCATCAAAAAATCAACTTATGATGCAACGCCATTGATTGAAGCGGCATCTGCGGCACGGGCTGCAACGGCTGGCGAAAAATGGGGCGATGGTCGTCACGTTGGATTTATTCCACAGCATCAATTGCTTCACATCATGCAGACCTACAAAACAAGCGAAGAACGCAAGCATCAAATGCTCGTGTATTTGCGTGACCACCCAAAGCTGGTAACCTTTGATAAGTTCCTGAAATGACATATACAGAACTCATTACCCGTGCTGATTCATTCATGCACCGAACAGACCTTACTACGCTATGGCCTACATTCATAGCTAATGCAGAATCTGCGCTATTTCGTGAGCTTGATTTGCGTGAAATGGAATTGTCGGTAACGGGTACGGCGGTAGATGGGTTTATTGACTTACCCGCTGATTTTGGCTTTATGGGTCGATTGACTGTGACAGTCGGAGGTAATGAAGTTAATGTCGAATATAACAATCGAACTGACACATACCCCACGACAAACCCGCTGACTTACTCACAAGAAAATAACAAGTTAAGACTTTTCCCAACAGCGACAAACCAAGTCTACAAACTGTACTACACAGCAAATATCGCACCATTAACCGCCAGCGCTCCTACAAACTGGCTATCAGTCAATGCAGCTGATTTGTACATGTACGCTGCATGTTTAGAGGCTGCAAAGTGGATACGTGATGGCGACCAGATGACGTTATTAACTTCAATGGTTGCGGGTTTGGTTGATTCAGTTCGTAATCTATCTAAAAGACGTGCCAAGCCTAATCGGGGCGGGTTGCACTTAAAAATTAAACATCCATTAGCATGAGCCTAACCAAAGTCACGCAAGTAGGCCGATACGGTGTTAACCGTGACTTGTCTACGCATGAAATCCCAATTAATATTTGGACTAATGCAAACAACATTCGTTTTGTGGATGGCATGGCTGCTCAGGTCGCAGGGTATAAAGACCTCTACCCTAGCCCAGCCGTAACGCCATTTCATGTACTACCCGTTGACGTTGCAGGCGTAAGAACTTGGATTTATGCAGGTCAAAACAAAATCTACACGGTAATCAATGGGGGGACTCATACCAACATTACCCGACAAACTGCCAGTGTAGACGTTAACTACAATGCTATTCGTAACGGTTGGACTAGCTCGGTGCTAGGTGGTATTCCTATTATTAACAATGGCTCGGATTTGCCGCAACAATGGTTGTTAACTGGTAAATGCACAGCATTGACAAATTGGCCAGCAACTAACTTTTGCAAATCAATGAGGACTTATAAAAACAGTCTCATTGCTTTAAACATCACCAAAGGGGCGGTAAATTACCCCTACATGGTCAAGTGGTCGCACCCAGCACAAGCGGGTACAGTTCCGTCAACATGGGACATTGCTGACGCTACCAAAGACGCTGGCGAGTTCGATTTAAGCGAAGGTTTTGACGTAGTGGTGGACGGTCTACCATTGCGTGATTCATTCATTATTTACAAGCAATCGTCAATCTGGCGCATGGACTACACGGGCGGCGTGTTGGTTTACAAGTTTCAAAAGATTATCAGCAATCAGGGCATGATGGCGCGTAACTGTGCTGTCGAAGTTAACGGGCAACATTTTGTGTTTTCTAATACTGATTGTATTGTCCACGATGGTCAATCGTCACAATCCGTACTCGATAAGCAAACCCGCAGAGATTTATTCTCACAGATTGACGCAAGCCGTGCCGACCAGTGCTTTGTGTTTGTGGACTATGCTTATAACGAAGTATTTGCATGTTACCCCTCATTAGGTAGTACAACTTGCAACCGTGCATTGGTTTGGAACTTTGTCGATAGGACAATCTCATTCCGTGATTTGCCTATGTTGAATCATGCGGCATCTGGGCCTGTGGACGATTCAAGTGCTAGAACATGGAACACAGCGGCAGGCTCGTGGAACTCTCAAGCCTCACCGTGGGACGCTTCAAGTGCAAGTTTGAACCGCTCACTATCCGTTATGGCGAGCGATGCGACTAAACTTTATTTACTAGATGCTGCTTTAACCTTTGCAGGCACGACGATAACATCATTCTTAGAGCGCAAAGGATTGTCGTTTGACGAAGCTGAATCATTAAAACTCATTCGAGGCATTCGCCCACGGATTTACGGCAACGGTAATTTGTACGTGTCTATCGGTTACGGTAACACGCCTTATGACGAGCCAACATACAACGCGCCTGTTCTATTCACTATTGGTACGACGGTATCCGTTGATTCAATGTGTACAGGTAGATACATGGCTATCAAGTTTTCTAGCGGAACTTCTACCAATTGGAGATTAGATTCATATGATATTGACGTACAAAAAGCTGGCAACTGGTAAAGTAAATCCATGAGAAGTACAAGCGGTGCATTTAATCGATATGTTAAGGGCTATCCTCCTACGAAAACCGAGGATATATCTGTTTTCTTAGATGCTGAATTGCAGTCTATTCAAAATGCAATGAATGACTTAGCCGAGGGTTTTTTAGAGCCTATAACAGTAGCTCCTGCAAAGCCTAGAGACGGAATGTTGCGGTATGCAATGGCTGGCGTATTAGGGGCTGGGGTAGGGTTTTATGGTCGTGAAAATGGAGTATGGGTTAAATTATGATTTAGCAATATCACATCTACGGTATTGCCCAAACATTTTAATTTCAGCATGAATTCTGGCATTTTTTGCGACCTCTAAATCTGCGAAAACGCCCAAATAAATATTTTTCCCATTTGACCGAATTGACACATGCCATTTCCCATAGCGAAAACGGCGATATGCAGTCACAAAGACGTTCTTAATTTTGGCATAGTACATATAAGTACCCCCAATTTAAGGCGAGGATCTTTATTGACGCAACCAACCAGTCTGCGTATAATTACAGACGGATGTGTCGATCTGGTTCGGTAGACCCACTTTAACCTCCAGTTGCACCAATCGTTAGCGCGGTTGGTGTTGCTTTCAACCATTTTAAAAAAATGGTGTCGTAGTTTCTAACAGACTGCCTAGGCCTCGATAGCAAATTGAACTGTGCTCTCGGGGTCTTTCTTTTTCCGCCCTAGTATCGGCAGATTAATTTTACTAGGGGCGAATTATCTCCTCATAGCTCACGCTCGCTTTCGTCTATTGATAAGAGATCAGGTTCTTCATTTTGTGGAATGGTTGTGTACCAACCTTTTTTGCCGGGCACACTAAATAACGCTTGCTTGCGCGTTAGTCGCCATATTCGATTTGAAAGATCAGTCCGATCATGAACTTTGCCAGTAGTACGATATAGCGCAATCAACAACACATCAATTGAAATTGTCTTATCGGGCGTTCGATCAACCAAGTCAACAATGCTCCATTGAATGCGATCGGCATCTGAAATTTGCAGTTGATCTAAAAGTTCTTGCGGCAAATTAGCAAGATGTGTCGGAATGATTTTTGTGGCTTGATTTAAAAGACTCCCTAATTGATCGTCTTTTTCAGACGTACCCGTTGGAGCTATAAATTTTGAAGCAGTTGATGCAGCCTGAATATCTTGCTCCATTGCATCAAGTAGACCCGCAAACGAGTGAGACATACGTTCGTGTAATCTGATGTCCTCGGTGACACTTTTTTTAGCGTTAAAGCTAATTTGTGTTGTTAATTTCTCGCCCAACTTTAAAAGTCGCTTACGATGAAATTCCGTCTGATTCTTTACAAACTCTAGGTGCTGTGCTATAATTAACATCGTTCTACATTTCCTTATGGGTAGAAGCCTGAGACGGGTTTTCGAGTTAGTCGAAGTAAATCACCTGTCTAAATAGCCAGCTCTTCCCAGCTGGCTATTTTTTTAGCTAGGCTTAATTATAACACATCATAAAACAGATTGCAAGTTTCGGTGATGGGTAAAAACAATCTAAATGATGGATGCTTGCAAATTTAGCCAATTAATCCATAAGTCATTGATTTTGTTTAAATTTTTTGCAAACCATCTTCAGTCCATCAAAATTCCAACCATTAATTTTACTGTTCAAATGGCATTTTTTTGCAAAACAGGAACTTTATGAGTACTTTTAGCTTCGAAAATAAAACTAAAAATCCTGACGATTCTGAAATTATTAGGAAAAAGATTCAAGACGATGTACTTAGACGCATGCTAGCCACGCCACCTAAGCCCGTTAAGAAGCCACCAGCGCCCGCGAAATAATCTACTAATTGCTAGTCGATAGCGGGGCTTTGTGGCTACGGGTTTGTTATGTATATAACTCCCATTAATTGCTCTATTTTTCCCATTTTCTAAGCGTGTAGTTAGCCTTAAATTACTCAATACGTTGCAACTTGGATTGCCATTTATATGGTCGATTTCGCGCTCAGGAAGTTCGCCGTAGATGTAAAGCCATACTAAACGGTGTGCTTTGTATTGTTTTCCATTAATACGAATTACACAATACCCGTTGGCATCAGAGCATCCTGCTATAATTTTTTTAGGTGCTCTAGTTAGCCCTGCCCTAAGCCAGTTAAATAATCCAGTCTCAGGATTATAAAAAAGTATTTGTTTTAGCCGCTCTTGTGTTAAAATATTTTCGCGCATATTGCTAATTCCTCAAGTAATGCAATTTGTGAAGTGTCTATTGAGCGTCTCACCGCTCTTTAGATGCGTATATTTTAACACAAACGCAGGGATTGCGCCGTGATTACAGATAAACATAAAATCGATGAAGCGCTTGAAACAGAGTTCTTTTTCGCTAAAGATATAGCCGCTAAACGTCACGTACTATCCGCTGGCGATGTTGTTGGCAAACACTCCCATGATTATGACCATATCTCTATCGTTGGCTACGGCTCGGTTAGTGTAAACACACCTCAAGGCTCGCGGGTTTACGATGCGGGTGATTGCGTCATTGTTTCAGCAAACACAGAGCACACAATAACAGCACTAGAAGACAGTGTTTGGTATTGCGTTCATCCAAACAAGGAGTAAATTAATATGCCATTATCCTATTTAATACCCGCAGGTATGTCGCTATTAGGCGGCTTGATGGGTAGCGAAGAAAAGACCGTTGGTAAAACCGCACCAACTTCGCAAACAACTACAAGTTCAGGCTCAAGCTCTCATGGGTCGTCTACTCAACATAAGATAGACCCGCGTATGGAGCAGGCCATTTACGGCGCTGGTGGCATCATGCCTAACGCTTCGGCTTGGTATGCTCAAAATCAATCAGGCTTGAACGACAAAATGGTTACTGGCATGAATAACCAGTGGAACCAATTAGGAGCGTCTAAGCAAGGTTTTGACCAAATGCAAAACCTAGGTATGGGGCTAATGAGTGGGGGTACGGCGGGCAATCCATTTACGGGCGGCGGTGGTATTGCACCACAACAACTAAGC